GACGGGTTCACCGAAGAAGAAGCCGCCGATTGGCGGCAAGCCGTCCTGACCATGGTTGATTTGATGTCCACCGGGGGGCGCCCCGACAACGAGTTGGTCGTCAAAAAAGTGGACGACGTCCAATACCAGTGGACCCCCGCCACCGGGGCGGACCAAGCCCTGCTGTCGGTGGCCTCGACACTGGACGGCTACCAAGTCGGTCAGGTGTTCTTCGCGTGAGTTTCGGCGGGCAGACGGTCACCTTCGTCACGTTCACCCTCGACGGGGTGGCCGACAACCTCGGTATCAAAGCCGAGCAGTCCACCGAGGTGGAGGTGACGGGCTGCCGGTTCCGGCCGCTGACGGCGGCGGAAACCGCCGACACCGAATTCGATGTGGCGACTGAGATGTGGAAATGCACCGCCCCACCCGTGCCGGCTGCATTGGGTGCGGATTCGACCGGGTATTTGCGGTGCGACGGCGACACCTACGCCATCGTCGGCGGACCGCAACCCTTCACCGACATGAACGGGCAGCCGTTCAAAGTGACGATCTTCGCCCAGAAACACAACGCCTGATGGCCGAGGATCTGTTCGACCCCGCCGACATCGCCGACATGTTGAAGTCGGCGGAGGTGGTCGCCGCCGAAATCGATGTGGCGGAGCGGGCCGCCGACTACGCGAAATCCATTGCCCCCGAAGAATCCGGCGACTACATCAACGCCATCCACGTGGTGCACAACGGCGACACCGTCGCGGTAGTGTTCGGTGACCCCGCCGCCCACATCATCGAATACGGCAGTGTGGACACCCCCGAGTTCGCGGTCCGGGCCCGCACCGAGGCGTACTTCAACGGCGGCGGCGCATGACCGACCTGGTGTTCAGTGAAGCCGCCGAAGACGTTGAAGCTGTCCTGGTGGCGTGGCTGACTCCGTTGCGGCGCTGCTCAGTCAAACGGGTGTCCGGGGACGAACTGCCCTTCACCCTGGTGAAGCATGTCGCCGGCACCGAATCGGTGGAGGTGGGTGTGGCTGATCCGATCGTGTCGGTGCACACCCTGTGCGATCGGGGTGAAGGCTACGCCGCCGCCGCCGACGAAGCCCAACACACGCACCGGCGGATGCTGCTGCTCGTCCGAACCCTGGACTGGCAGATCACATTGGCCGACGGCACCGAGGTGGCCGTCGACTATGTCACCGTCGTCGAGTCCCCGATTTGGGTGCCCTACACCGACGAAATCCTGCGCAAAGTCGGCCGCTACCAAATCGGTTTGACCTACACCGAGCAACCCGACCTGCCCGGTTCCTAGATTTCAGCCCAGCCACCCCGTTGCCGGATGTTTCCCGGTTCGCTCCACACTCCGAAAGGAAATTGAGTCAATGACAGCACAACCCGGAACCGGCACCACGTGGGACGCCGGAGGTTTCAACGAGATCGACTCCCGCCTCGTCGAGCGCGGCGGGCTGCAGGCGGTGTTGGTCCGCGACTACCGCGGCGCCGCCACCAACATCTCCCCGTTCGACGACGACACCACCACCGTCACCTGGTCACCGTTCGCGGCTGACGGCCAGCTCCGCGGCGACCTGTTCGCCCGCACCAAGGTGGGTGGGGTGTGGGTCACCAACTCCAGCCCGAACGAGGGCTGGTTCTACATCGGCGGCCAAACCGAAAAGGGCGGGGCCGAACGCAACCCGAACGTCAAAGCCGACGACCTGATGGTGTTGCAGTCACCGTTCCCGATGGACTCCGACATCATCACCAAAGGTAAGACCGTGAAGTTCGTTGCGGTGCAGACCGCCGACCCGCTGATCCACCGCCTGGAAAACGATCTGCGTCTGCAGGACGAGGATGGCGTCAGCCTCGTGCCCGACATGGGTGGCCAGGACTACGGCGTCGGATCGAAAGCCGACATCGACACCGTGGAACGCCAACTGCTGCTGGTGTACGCAAAGCGCAAGGCCGGCAAGTTCATGTTCCGCGTCGAGGGCTACCCGCTGTGCAAGTACGATTCGCAGGCCCGCAAGAACCGCTCGAAGACCGACCCGGACACCGCGGAACTGACCTACAAGGTGCTGCCGGATCCGTTCTTCATGATCCCCGACCCCGACGGCGCGGTGGATCTGGTGCCGGGCATCGACTGGGTGTGGTACGGCGGCGACGGCTGGTTCGATCTGGCCCCAGCCGGCAGCTAGAACATGATCCCCCGCCGGGCAGTTTTGTTTCGGTTGGGCTGAACGCTGCCCGGCGGGCCCCCCTTTTTTCAGCCCAACCAACCCCCAACCGAAAGATCAAGCCCAACATGGAACGTTTGCGCTACAACTCGCCTCTGGAAGCCCGTCAGCAAGCCGCCGAAGCTCAAGGGTTCGCCGCCAGCCTGGAAATCAAGGCCGGCGACGAAGTGTTCGAAGTCCCGCAACGCGGGCTGATGGACGACGACCAAGCCGAACGCCTCGCCGAACTGGAACTGGAAACCGAGTCGTGGGACCACGGCGAGGACATCACCCTCTCCGACGGCACGATCATCCCCGGCCAGCTGAAACGCCCCTACCGCAAAAACGGGAAACTCATCAAACCCTCGTATGCGGTGCGGGTCGCCATCGCCTTGTGGGGTGAAGAGAAATACAACCGGTACAAGGCTGCCGGTGGGCGGGCCGCTGATGTCACCGCGGCCTTGGCCCAGCTGGACCGCAGGCTGGGGGAGCGTGCCGACGGCGATCCCAAAAGTGTGGGACATGCTGGCCCGGATCCGGCTGTGGCCGAGGGAGATTGAAGCCGACCTTCTGCGTGAATACGGCGTCGACGTCGCCGACTGGCACACCGGGAGGCTGACGTCACGGAGGGTGCTTGTCCTGCTCGACCAACTCTCAGAGGAGTCCCGCTACAAAACCGAGTTCGAGCGGGGCGGCAACTGGCCGGTCTGGCAGCAGATGCTCAAAGATCTCCACAACGAAACCGCGCTGCACCGCGCCGGCCTGTACGCGGGTGGGGAAAGTGAATACAGCCCCACGCTGTACATGGATCCCCTCGAAATCCAGGCCCGCATCGCCGAAGCCGAGGAAATACAGGAATTCCACACCGAAGTCGAAAGTGAGCTCCATGAAACCTTGGGGTGGACCTAGATGCCGTTGAGTTTGAAGGTTCAGACCGAACTCGACGACCGGTCGATGAAGGACGCCGCCGACAAAGCGCAGTCCCTCTTCGAGGGTATCGGTTCTGCATCCGGGGAAATGTTCACCACCGGTCTGCAGACCGCGCTGGGCCGTAGCGGGGACATCTTCGCCAGCGTCTCCCAAGCCGCCGAATCGCTGGGCACCGGCATCGAATCCTCGGCGCTGATCGGTGCCGCCGGCATCGCCGGGGTCACGTTCGCCGCGGTGAAACTCGGCGACGAACTGTATTCCGTCGGTGAACGTTTCGACTCCATCTTCGACAACCTGGCAGCCCGCACCGGCAAAACCGGGGACGACCTGCAATCCCTCGAGGACTCGATCCGGCGGATCGGGGACACCACAGCATCCTCGTTCGAGCAGATCGGCGACATCGCTGGCCGCCTGTCCCAAGCGTTCGACATGTCCGGGGCACCCCTGGAGGATTTGACCCAACGCATCGCCAACTTCGACCGCATCACCGGTGAAAGCCTCAACATCCGCGAGTTCGGGCAACTGCTGCGCGGCTTCGATATCGACGGCGCCAACGCCGCCCAGGTGCTCAACGAGTTGACCGACGCCACCCAGCGCAGCGGCATCCCCATGAACGAACTGGTCGGATCCCTGCAATCCGCGGGCCCGGCCGCCCGGATCTTGGGTTTGAATCTGGAAGAGACAGCGTCGCTGATGATGGCGTTCGAAAAGTCCGGTCTGGACGCCAGCAACACCACCATGGCATTGAGCAGGGCGGCGTCGACCTTCGCCGACAAGAACATTGATCTCAAAACCGGTCTCGACGACACCATCACTCAGATGAAGGGGTTCATCGACGCCAACAACGAAGCCGCCGCCGTCGCCCTCGCCAAAGACGTGTTCGGTGGTCGGGCGGCCCGTAACTTCGTTGAAGCCGTCAAAGACGGCACCCTGACCGTGAGATCCTTGCATGACGGGCTCGGCCCGGTCGGAGACAAACTCACCGACCTGGACAACCAGACCCGGGACTGGTCGGAAAACTGGGCGATCCTGAAGAACAACGTCACCGACCTCGCCGAAATCTTCGCCGGCCCCCTCTTCGACGGCCTCAACAAGGCGTTGGGCACCCTCAATGACTTCATGTCGACGATGCTCAAAGGATCCCCCACCCCGATCCCCGGGGCGCCCGGAGATACCAGCGGGCAGGCGTTGGGGGATCTGCTCGGCGTGCCATCCACCGCCCCGGCACCGGGACAGCCAGGGTTCATCGGCCCCGTCATCCCCGGCACCACCGCCCCCACCGTCGGGCCGCAAAGCCCGCTGCCCGGTATCTTGCCGCCGCTGATCATGTCCGACCGCCCCCAGGACCAACACACCCCGCAGGACATCGCCGGAGCGTTGGCGGCCAAACCCCCCGGCAGCGGTTCAGGTCCGGGCCCGCAGGTGCCGTTCCCCGCCGAATACAACGCGGGCCCGCTGCCCGGCGAAACAGCCCAGCAGTATTCGGCGCGAATGAATCAGATTGAAGCTGACCACCGCGTCGCTGAGGCGCAAGCCCAACTTGATGCGTTGCGCGCCGACAACACCGCTACCGCCGAGCAGATCCAAAAGGCGGAAAACGATCTGGCTGAGGCCAAGACCAAATCGCAGGAAACCCAACTCCGCAACGCCGAACGAGCCAACAAGCCAGCCGGGATCGACGTGGCGATTCCGTACGCCCCCGATTTCGGGAACGGCCCGCAACCGGGGGAAACCAGCCAGCAGTTCGCGGCGCGGACCGCACTGCTCGAAGCGCAGCACAGATCGGCTGAAGAGATCGCCAAGCTGCGGCAGATGGAACAGTCCGGGGTCGCCACCCAGAACGACATCATCAACCAAAAGAACAAGGTGCTCGAAGCGCAGCGGGCGCAGCAGGCCGCCGAGATGCGGCTCAACGACGCCTACAGCAAGCAAGTTGAGGACGCCACCAAGGGCATGAACACACTGTCCGCCGGCTTGGACAAGGATCTCGGCCTGTCCAAAGGCCTGGCGGGCCTGGCCGATAACCTGGTTCGTTTCCTCGGCAACCTGGCGGCCGCCCCCCTGATGGGGCAGTTGAACGCGATCTCGGCGGCGCAAGGCGGGCCGGGCGCGACTGGTTCCGGTTTCGTTGGCATGCTCGGCGCCATGGGCGCGTTCGGCCCTGACTACCAGGTCGCCGGCTACGACAAATCGGGCAAGCCGTATTCAATGACTGCGGCGATGTCCGGTGGGACGCAACAGCAGGCGATGGCAGCTGTCCCCTCCGGGTATGAAAAGGCGGTGCAGATCGCCGAGGAATCGAGCGGCAAACCGTACCGGTACGGCGGCGCGGGGGACGCCTTGCACCAATTCTTGTATGACTGCTCAGGGTTCATGAGCGACATCTACAGTTCGTTGACCGGGCAGCAGACCGGGGTGCGACGCTTCTCCACCACATCGAACTTCGCCGCGCTCGGGTTCATGCCCGGCTACGACAAAAACAGTTTGTTCAACATCGGTGTCAACCCGCAACCCGGCATGAGTGGGCACATGGCCGGAACGCTCGGCGGTGTCAATGTTGAATCCGGTGGCGCCGCCAACATGACCCAATACGGTGGCACCGCCGCGGGGGCACTCAGCCCGCAATTCTCGCAGCAGTGGCATCTACCGAACGGCATGGTGGTCAACCAGCCCATGACCTACGACGAGGGCGGCCCACTGCTGCCGGGAATCACCATCGCGCAGAACAACACCGGTCAACCTGAGCATGTTGTTACTCCCGAGCAGGTGACCGCTATCGGCGATTTCGGCAAGTCGCAGGCACCCAACCCCATGTCGGGGACACCGGCTGAAAAGGTGGGGACCGGGGCGACGCAGATTGGTGGGGCGGAACCCAAAGCCCAAAGCGGCGCCTCGGTGGGCGGGGGTGGCGGTTTGTTCGGTGCCGCGGTCGGCGCCGGTGCGATGGCCGCGGACGCTTTCGCCCCCGGCTCGGGGGCGGCGGTGCAGATCGCCGGCCAGGAAATCCAGCGGGCCATCAAGGCTGGCGGGCAGGCCGCAGGTATCGGCGTCGAAGCCCTGATGGAAACGTTCCTCCCGACCGGCGCATCTGAGATCGCTAACGACAACTGGGTGACCCGCATCGCGGGGGCGTTCGCCGGGATGGGACCGCAACTGCCGAACCTCGCCGGGAAGCCACCCAGCCCGATCCCGCAGCAACAGGCCCCCGCACCGCCCCCGCTGTTACCGGCCACCCCGGCAGCAGACGGCGGCGGCAGACCCGGCGCGGCCCCGAACAACGTGACACTCAACTTCAACGGAGTTCAGACCGTGGATCAGAGCACCGCGAACATGCTCAAATCGACGACCGATAACGCGATCGCCAGCGCCACCCAGAACGGTTCGCGATGACGTTCGGGCCCAGTGTGCGCTACCCGGCGGGGCCGATCACTCCGCACGGCGGCTACCAGCTGATGAGTGACCGCATCCCCCATGTGGCGTTGCGGTCCTACGACAACAGCATCGTGTTCAACCTGATGGGCCCGCTAGCTATTGCCGATAGGCTCAAGCCGGAACGCGTCGAACTCAAGAACATTAAAGGCCTCGTCGCCCCGTGGCGCATCATCGACCAAAAGGGCGCCACCCAGGACGGCACCACCTTCGTCGACAGCCTCTATGACCCGATGGAAGTGACCCTCGACGTCAACTGCGTGGGCCGAGATCCCGAGTATTTGCGGCGCGTCGTCTCCCACCTCGTCAACAGCATTGACACCAAACAACTCTCCGAGTTGTCTTGGTACACCCACGAAATGGGCCGCTGGTGGGCCCCGGTGCGCTGGAACCGCCCCATGGACGACCAACTCTCCGGCGGGGCTAAACGCGCCCAGCAACTCAAACTCCAGTTACGTTGCGATTCCGGGTTCTGGCAGACCTACCCGGCCTGCGACCAATTCCGGTTCATCTACGACGACAACATCGACGACTTCACCTACAACACCGCTGAGGGGGATCCGCTCACCGGCTGGACCACCCAATACGCGGGCGACGGCTCAGGCTACATCTACGCCGACGGCGACCAGGTGGTTCCCACCTTCCAAGGCGCCCGCTCCGTCGTGGCCCGCCGCACCGACTACACCTGCGGCGCCGACAACATGGTGGTATCGGCACAGTTCGGAACCAACAGCCAGTCGTACTACCCGGCCAACACCTACGTCGACTTGTGGGCGCGGATGGCCAACACCGGAACGCCGGGCGCCACCGGTGTCCGCTGCAGGTTCGGGCCGTCCGGCATCCGGCTGTCGTCGTTCTCGAGCGGCTCCGAAACGTTGATCCGTGAGCAGGGCTACGGCGGCTACTGGTCCAACTGGTGGTTCTGGTGGTGGTACAACGAGTCGCCGCCACCATCTCCCGGCGAAACGTTCACCCTGATCTGCGGCACCGAAACCGACGCCCGCACCTACAAAGTCCTGCGCAACGGATCAGAAATTTTCACCGCCAAAGAAAATGGCGTCACCTCGCATGTCGGATCGTCCTACCGCAAAGCCGGTTTCGGTATGGCAACAACAACCGGCCTGATCCGCCCACTGGGTGTGCGCCGCTGGACCGCCGGCGTGAACGCCACCTCCGCCCAGGACGGCTACCTGATTTTCACCAACCCGGGCGACCAGGATATGTGGCCCCGCTACACGTGCTTCGGGCCGGGCACCTTCTGGATCGCCGGCGGACCGTCGAGTAGCGACATGGTCAAGATCGGCCCACTGTTGGGTAATCAGGTGGTGCAGGTTCGCACCGACCCACGTAAACGCGGCGTGGTCGATATGTCGGCCAAACCCACCTCGTCGCAAAGTGAGCAAGAATTCTCGCAGGCCTACAACGACTATCTGTCGTTCCTGTCGACGGGAAGCACCGCCCCCCTCTCATCGGTGTTCGGTGTCCTCACCCCGACCGGCAACCCCTACCAGTTGCTCAGCGGCCGGTTCGCTAAGCCGATCCCCGCGAAGTCGCCGGGCGCCGCACCCACCCTGTACCACGTGGCGTGCCGCATCGATGACGGCAACCACGACTCCCAGATCATCGGCGCCGGAACGCCATTGAGACGGCTTCCCTACTGATGACGAACACCGCGAAGGGCTACTACTCCTACGCCGGCCGCACCGTCAAAGGCGTTACTTTCGGGGATAGCCCCATCGCTGGCCTGGATCCGGGCCAAGACCTCAAAAAGCTGCAAAGCACACTGACGAACAGCGACATCATGTCGCGCGCGATCGCCGCCGACGAGGTCGCCGAATACCGCGAATACTACGACAAAACGTGGAAAGTGCGCCTGTGGGACGCCTACTGGCGCGAAACGGGCGAACTCGGCGATGACCTGATGGAGCTCACCGGAACCGATCCGCGGAACAACGTTCCGACCTGTTCGATCAAAGTCAAAGGCGGTTCAAAGTACATCCACATGTTCATGGGATGTAAGGACACGATGGTCGGGGTCACCGTGGAAACCGGTGGCCTGCGCATGGCGTTCTACGTCGACAGCTTTGATTGGGAATACAACAACAGTGAATGGGTGGGCACCGCCCACTGCCTCGGCATCTGGGACATCCTCAACTATCTGGTGATCTGGCCTAACTGGCTGCTTCCCATACAAACCCAAATACCAGGGCGCGCCATCTTCATCTGGGGATTGAAAACGGTGATCTCCCAGATCATTTCAGAATGCGCCATGCGCATCCAAATGGGCATCTGGGAATTCATCAACAACGCGTTAAGCCTCAACCCCGACATTCGGGCCTGGTTCGGGACAGCGTTGATGGGCGGCAGCCTCTACGACCGGCTACGCACACCCATCTACGTGTCACCCGTCAACCCATTCACCGACGGCTCCGGTTTGGTGGCCCGCACGGTGCGTATGGAAACCGCCGGCTCAGTCATCCAGGACATCACCCGCGCCTACGGTGTGACCGTCCACGTCGACTTGTGGCTGCCCGGGGATGCGCAACCCGACCCGTGGGCTGGCCTGTACCAGCCGTCCTATGTCGTGAAAATCGTCGACCGCAGCCAAATCTACGGCCCGACCGGCACCATCCTCGACTCGGTCCTGAGGACCATCGTCGACTTGATCGGCTCATTCTTCGGCGACATGGGCTACATTGTCCAAACCGTTCCCGGCATGTCCGGGGTGTTCTCCTCCCCGGCGCTCGGCATCAACTATGTTCCGCCGTGGGCCGTCATCATCGCCCCCGACCCAGGCGAAAAAGGTTCGGTAGCTTCGTGCAAGCTGTCGTTCCACACCCAAAAAGGCTGGCAGCACATCATCGGCGGCCGATCTCCTGCTTGGCTGAACCACCTGTTCAATTTCATCTTCGGTTGGATCATCGACGCCATCTCAATCCTATTGGGGTTCATAGGAATACCCAGCAACCTGCTCGACGGGTTCCTGAACAACGCCATCCTGGCGTTCCAGCTCATCGAACACTACGGTCGTAGAAGCACATACGGCCCCTACCACCCGTGCGTCGAAGTCATGCACCCCACCGCATCCGCGCCCTACAACATCGAAACGCTGTTCGGGTTCCTCAACGCGTTCTGGGACAGCCGCGGATACGTATCCGGCCAATTCCTATTCAGGGACGGCGAGGTCTACAAACTCGGGGTAGACATCTTCAAAGGTGGGCTGATCTCCCTCGTCTACGACGGCCGCACCAAAATATTCACCGACTACATTGAAACCATCATGTTCCGGCTCACCCCCGACTCCCGCGACGTCATGGTTCAGGTCGGCGACGGCAAAGCCGAAGAATCACCACTCGCGAAACATCAGCGGTTTATCTCAGGGGTGCTGGAAGCGGTGAACACAATAACGCTCGCCCCACAATCGTAGGGGACCTATCAACGCAAAGACGGGCGTCAGTGCCGCACCTGCACCCTGGAAGCATCCCAGGCGCGGTATGCAGCGAACAAAAAACTCAAAGGCAACGCCCCCGACACTCGCACGCACTGCCCGCAAGGCCATCCCTATGACGATGAGAACACTTACCGTCCGCCGGGGAAGAACAACCGTATGTGTAGGACGTGCGTACGGGATCGCAGTAGGGAATATCAACGTCGCAAGCGCGAACAGCGCGGCCCGGACTGAAGGAGGCGGTTAAAACGCCATCGACCACCTGGAACACTACGGAGATAGACGGAAAGCAGTACCTCGTCATCGACACCGCGCAGTTCCGCGTCCCCCTCGATTGGGACGCATCGTCGCAGATGTTCATTGCTGTTGCGGCACCGACTGGCGGGCTGGGTAGCTTCCCGGCGTTGGTGAAGGGCGACCAGGGTGACACCCCGACGCTGTCCGCAGTCAATTTCACCGCGCTGGAGGCCGAAGACCCTACGGCCGATTCGGCGTCGTGGACCGAAACCTCGCCCGGCGTGTACAGCCTCGACCTGGTGCTACACAAAGGGCCGCAGGGCATCCCCGGTGACACCCTGGTTACTCCGTCCGATTTCGGTACTCCGATAGCTGGCCGTATCGCTGTGGTCAACGACGATTTGACGTCGTTCAGTTTGCAGGCGCAAAAGGTGGGTGACCGGTACGTTCCCGGTGGCATTAACGCAGCCCCATCGGGAAACCCGAACTACACGCTTGCGACCGTCAGCATCCCCGCGCAGCCGTTCGACTGGCGCCCCCTGTGTGAGGGGCAAACAGTGTTCACGTTTACGCAGGGGTATATGGACGTGGATTTGGTGGCGCGCCTCAACAATGAAACCGCCGGACCTATAGTGGCTAAAGGGTTCAGCTACACCCCCGCCGGCGGCGTCTATGAGCGTTCCGCCGTGCTGTCTGCGGCGCCCCCCGCGGGCGCGTCAAGCACCTATGACAAAGTGTCGGCCGGGTATGCGGCGACAGTGTATCTGCGGGGGGAGCGTTCGACCGGGTCGGGAACATTCACCACAACTACCGACCGAACTAACTTCTGCGTCAGGGTCTGCCCGATCCCATGACCCAACCCGATTGGGCTGTCACCGTCTTCCAGGGCGCCCGCGTCGAAGTCGTCAATGGAACCTCGAGTAGTTCCTCCGCTGATTCTGCCGTCAGCGATTCCAAGCTGCGTCAGTTCCAGGATCAGGGCCAGAACATCGCCAAAAAGGATGAGTTGGCGTCGGGTTCAACCCCGGTGTCTGGTGCCGCCGTTACTGGAACGGTGCAAACCAACGCGGTGTCGGTGGCGCCGGCCACATCGGTTTCCATCGCGGACACCAACCTTTTGATCGTCCAAAACTTCAATGACGCGAACACCGTCGCCCAACATGGGCAGTGGACGTGGTTCGGGGATGACGGACATATCACGCTGGGGTGTGCTAGGTGGGACTACAACGGCAGCGGCCAAGACGACCTCGTTTCCAATGAAGTGTCGGTGGTGCCCTCGGAGAAGATTCAGGTCACCGTCTGGGTTAAGTGGTCGGATCTGACCTACACCGGCTCCGCGCCGGTAGTGCTCGGCGTGGAGAAGTACCGCAAAGCCCGCGACGCCGCTACGGGGAATGTCACCTATCTCGATGTGGGTGGCACCGATGTGGTCGCGCTGAATTCCCCGGCAGCAGATGGCGACTGGAAGCAACTGACCGGAACATACACGGTGCCAACTTCGGGTGTGGATCAGGTTCGGGCCAGGTTGCGGGTCAAAGGGGCGGTGACTGCCGGTGCGGTGCTGTGGGATGAGATCGAACTGAAGAAGCTGGACCTGATCCCCGATGCGGCGGTGCCCGGCATCGGCAACGCTAATGACAACGTGGTCAACAATCTGCAAGGCCAACCGGGAACAGGCTACACGTCCGACGACGTGGCCAAGGCATACCAGAACACGGCGTCGGCGCTGACGGCAGCCAATGCGAAGATCGCCGTCATCGACGCGACGGGCGGATCCGGTTCGGTCGCTGCCGACGACTTTTCGTGGACCGGGGAAATCATTGCGTCCGCGAACTGGGCCGGCTACTACACGGAAACCTCAACATGGGGCACCTACTCCGCTAACGGATCCGATGCGGTATGGAATCCCCCTACCAGTACAGCGAACCGCACCCCTAAAGCTGTTTTCGCCTGGGCGGGTACAGGTGCGACCAGCACCACCGACTACCAGAAAATTAATCTTGTTCTCGACGGGGCAATCGGCGGAAACGCCTACGTCTACGCCGGCGTGTATCTGATTGGCCGCATGTCATCCGACTTCAGCACCTATGTCCGTCTGCAAATCAATGGCAACAACACGGCTAATATTTGGAAGGTGGCCGGCGGTACGGAAACGCAACTAGGGTCGAATGTGACTATCTCGGCACCGGGAACCGGTACATCGATTGACTTTTGGCTGGGCATTAAAGACACGACGGAACCCGACCGGTTCAAAGCCTTCATCAACGGCGTCCAAATCATGGACGTTACCGATACCGGGGCCACATCTTCGGGAGCTGCATACAGGCACTGGGGTTGGGGTGGCTACATGTCCTATCAGCCGTCGTACGCGGTGCCGATCCCCTTCACGTTCAATGGCTACTACTGGTACGGGAACTATTGGGTCAACCCCCCACCGGTCAATCAATGGATAGCGCAGGATCAAACATGAGTGAGCCCACGCTAGGCGACAAGATTCGAGCTCGCCGGGCCGCGAGGGACGCTGTCGCAGATGCTACCGCTCAAGTGAAAGCGGACGGTGCCCTCACCAGGGCGCAGCAGTACGCCGACGCCATTCGTGTTGCTGTCAGAACATATGTGGACAATCAGATCACGTTGGCGAAGGCGGCGGCGAAAACCTATGTTGATAATCAGATCGCCAAACTGGTTGCGGCGAATAATCTGAAGCCGCCGCAGTGACCGAGCCGGGTTTCGTTGCGCCGACGCCCACTGGCTGGTGGGCGCGTAAAGACAAAATCGGTGTCAACGAGAATGAAACCGACATAGTCACCACCACGGTGGGGAAGCCGGCGACAATCGAACGCAGGCCGACGATGAAGCCCGCGAACCGATTCGTCGGCCCGATGGCGTTGCGGCAACGCAAAACACACAAATGGCTCGGCCAGGAACCGCCCCCCGTGTACCACGCACCCGGCGACGAAGACGGCACGACAACCATTCCGCACAAGGTTCCCAAGTACCTATGATTTTAGGAGAGCTTTTGCATGGCTGATATCGCCACGAACTGGGTCGATAACATCGGCATGTCGGAGGACGCTGCCTACCTGAATGCTCTCGGCACTGCGGTCAACAACGCGACCCACGCAACAACCCTGTCGGGCACGTTCGCGTCGCTGCCTGCAGCGTCGTCGGCCAATACCGGGGCGCACTACTTCTGCACTGACTGCGACTCAATCTATAAAAGCGACGGATCGGCGTGGAAAAAGGTCCGCATCGGCGGCACCATCACCACCAACGTTGGGGAGCCGCCATCGACCAGCTTGACCACTTCCACGCTCGGTTCGGCTACGTTCACGTCCGACAAAGACGGGCGGCTCCTGACGTGCCCATCGGCGTCCGGCGATAACTGGCGTATCGAATACACCACCCTGTCGCCGACAAGCAACTACACCGCCACCGCATATCTTGATTTGCACGCGGTGGACGGCAACTATCAAAACTACGGCTTGGTTGTGTTGAACTCCGGTAGCGGTTCGCTCATCAAGTTCGGGCCTGGGTATTCCAGCGGGTGGAACGTGGGCAGCACCAAATACACCAACGTCACCACATTCTCGGCGGACTACTCCAACAAGCCGCCCAGCAATATGCCGGGTAACCGTATGCCTAACTGGTTCCGCATCCGCGACGACGCCACGAACCGCTACTACGAATATTCTTTTAACGGTATCGACTGGATTCTCAATAACAGCACCACGCGAACCGATTTCATCACACCTGACCGAATCGGGTGGGGAGCGAACAACTCTGGCGGCAACACCATCTATCTACGCTGCCGGTCACTGATCGTCACCTAAACCAGCCATCCACGAAAGGAAACAACAACAGTGAGCTTCTTAACGGGAACAAACGTCGAGCTGATCTATGCGAGCACCACAGCCGGCACAGCGAAGGCCTCGTTCACCAGCGAAGTACAGATCAATGACACGGCGGGGATGGGTGTGCAGGCGCACATCCCGCCTGATTTCTTCCCCCCGAACCCCACCGCCATCGGGCGCGGGATTCGCATCGTCGCGCGGGGAATTCTCAGCTCAACCGCGACACCGACATACACGTTCACCATCCGCTCCGGCACCGCGGGGAACACCACCGCGGCGATCCTATTGGGTTCAGCAGCGTTGACGACCGGGTCGGGTGTCACCAACCAGCCGTGGGAATTGCAGGGCGACATTTTCTTAACGGCGCAGGGCGCGGCAGGGGCCAACTCAAGCGTTCGCGGTACGGGAATGCTCATCAGCCCAGGATTGGCCGCGCCGTACATCTACGGTCTAGGTGCCAACGCATCGCTAACCACTCCGGTAGCCACAACGTTCGATTGTTCAATCACCAATTACGTCAACCTCAATGTCACGTGCTCGGCATCCTCGGCCAGCAACTCCATTCAGGTGACTTCGCTGCAACTCTACGGTCTGAACTAGGCCAAGACCTATGCCAATCAACTCGAACGGATTATCGCTCGCGGCGCTCACATGGCAAAGCTACGTGTACGCCCAGCTTCATTCCGGCTCGGCGGGCATCACCAACATGGATAACCTTGCAGTCCCCGGCAGGGTGTTCATCACGTGGACACAACCCAACGCGGGAAGCTTCGGCATTCAATCCGCACTCAAGTTCGTCAGCGGAACACCCGGTAGCGCCGTTCACTCCATCACCCTCTGGGATGCCATCACCGATGGAAACTGTGTCGGTGAATTCCTGCTGACCGGGGGAGATTCGGTATTCAACGGTGACGGCGAATTCGTGGTTACCGCCATCGACTTCACCACGTCAGCATCGGATACAGCATGACCGGTCTGAACGTCGCCGCGATGACGGTCGCCGCGACCGCGCTCAAAGGGGCGATGCTCTACGCCCAAATCCACTCGGGGCCGGCAGGCTCGGCGGGCACCGCCAACATTGGTGCGACAACCCGCAAGTCCGTCACCTGGGGATCGGTGACAGGCCCGGGGAACTTCGGTATCAGCTCGGCGGTCAACTTCACCGGGGGAACCGCCAACGGGCCCGCCTACTCAGTGACACTCTGGTCGGCCTCGACATCGGGAACCTACTACGGGGAATTCCTCCTCTCCGGTGACGCCACGTTCGACAGCTCGGGCAACTACACACTGTCCGCGCTGGATTTGGTGGGCGGCAACGCCAGCACAGCGGCCAGCCCCCCGGTGGCGGCGTTCGACTCACTAGGCGCAGGCGCGAACGGAAACACGACAAGCTGGTCATGGTCACACACCATCGGCACCGGAGCCACGGCGTTGATTGTGATGACCTCAACGTTCGCCAACCCTGAACCAACCATCACAGTTACATGTGGCTCGACGCCCGTCCCGCTGATCGGGGCGAAATACAACTATTATTTCGACGGATACGTCTACTGCGCAGTCCGCGTATTCGGGTTGCTGAGTCCGCCCACCGGCGCGCAAACCATTTCGGTGTCGGCAACGTCCAGCGCAATCCTCGGCGGCAACAGTGTCGCCTACAGCAACGTCTCCAGCTTCGGCACTGCCGTCACCGGCAGCAGCACCGGGAATAAACCGACTGTCACGATCCCATCATCGCCCGGCCAGATTGCGGTAGGCGCGTTCGGCGCCTACCACACATCCTTCACGAAACCCACCGGAACCTCACGGTTCAACGTCCCCTATACGGCGTGGACCGAACCATCCCACATCTATCAGGACACGTCGGTGCCTGACCAGAAAACAGAAACAACACTGTCCACCGATCCGGTCGGTGGCGACGCTTGGGGTGCCGTCGGCGTCCCCCTCATCCCCTAGGAGATTGATGCCCGGTCTCAACGATGCGGCGATGACCGTCGCCTCAACGGCACTCAAATCGGCATTGATGTATGCCCAGTTACACCATGACGACGCTGGCTTGTATGGCACCGCCAATCTGACCACGGCGGCACGCCGACCCGTCAGTTGGGGTGCGATCACCGGCAACGGCGACTTCTCGCTCGCGTCCCCGATCAACTTCACCGGGGGAGAACCTGAGACGGCGGTCTACAGCGTCACGTTGTGGTCTGAGGCGCCTACGGGCGGAACCTACTTTGGTGAATTCCCCATGGGGGGAACCGTGCGGTCCTTCAGCACATCCGGCGAATTCACAGTGATATCATTTGACCTCGATGGTTCGGCAAGTTAGGGGATGCGTGTGACCGAGGAACGTAGCGCGCAAGCCCGGTCCTTCAGGGCCCGGGTTAGCGCATCAACTTCCCTTTCTCGGGGACACCGGGCCGTCTCTGGTCTTCGATGTATTGCTTCACAACGCTGAGCGGGGCGCCTCCGCAGGAGGCGGCGAAATAGCTAGGGCTCCACAGGTGACCGTTCATACTGTGCTGGTTGATCCAGTAGCGGAACTCATCGCGCAGCTTGCGGGCGGAGACGCCCTTGAGACTGTTCACCAGTTTCGAGATAGCAACCTTGGGTGGGTATTCGATCAGAAGGTGGACGTGGTCGTGTTCGCCGTTGAACTCCACCAGGGCGGCCTCGAAGTCCAGGCATACGTTGCGCATCACTTCTTCGCAGAGGGTGAGCAGTTCATCGGTGAGTACGCCACGCCGGTATTTGGTTACGAAGACCAAATGAACATGAAGCATGGAAACCACGCTGCGACCGCGCCGAAACGCCCGCTCCTGTGTCATAGACCAATGGTATCTTCGGGACGTGCAGCTCCGATACAACTACCGCGTCTATCCGACGTCGAGCCAGCGCGGCGCGCTGGCCCAGGCGTTCGGGTGCGCGCGGGTGGTGTTCAACGACTGCATTCGGCTTCGGCAGGCGTCCCACGCGGCCGGTGTGAAGATCAGCGATACCGACGTGCAGAAGCGTGTGGTCACCGTCGCGAAGGCCACACCGGAGCGGGCCTGGCTGTCCGACGTGTCGTCGGTGGTGTTGGTGCAGGCGTGTCAGGACGCGAGGGTGGCGTACCGCAATTTCTTCGACTCGCTGTCAGGCAAGCGCAAGGGCCGCAAGCTGGGGGCCCCCAGGTTCCGGTCACGCAAAGACAACCGGCAGGCAATCCGGCTCACCCGCAACGGATTCAGCCTGCGCCCGAACGGGAAGCTGTATGCCGCCAAGATCGGCGAACTCAAAGTCGCGTGGTCTCGGGACCTTCCCTCGGAGCCGTCGAGCGTGTCGATCATCAAGGACGCCGCCGGCCGCTACTTTGCGTCGTTCGTGGTGCAGCTCGACTACGCGCCGCTACCGCTGGTGGACTCCGAGGTGGGCATCGACCTGGGACTCACCACGTTCGCGGTCCTGTCCACTGGCAAGACCGTCACCTCACCGAAGTTCTTCCGTCGCGCCGAACGCAAACTACGAAAGGCGCAACAGGACTTGTCCCGCAAGCAGCGGGGCAGCAACAACCGGGCCAAGGCGCGCATTACCGTCGCCAAGGCTCACGCCAAAGTGCGGGACTCCCGGCTGGATTGGGCGCACAAGCACTCGACGCAGATCATCCGCGAGAACCAAGCGGTCTACGTCGAGGACTTGTGCGTCAACGGTCTAGCGCGGACCCGCCTGGCGAAGTCGATTCACGACGCCGGGTGGGCAATCTTCACCCGGCTGCTGGAGGAGAAAGCCAACAGGTTTGGCCGGACCTTCGGCAAGGTGGACCGATTCTTCCCGTCGTCGCAACTGTGCTCCGAATGTGGCGCGGTGGACGGCAAGAAGGCGCTCAGCATTCGGAAGTGGACGTGCCGGTGCGGCGCGGTTCACGACCGAGACCTGAACGCAGCCAGGAACATCCTCGCCGCAGGACGTGCGGAGAGGCTAAACGCCTGCGGAGAGCCGGTCAGTCTTTCCGCCTAGCGGAGAGCACAGCTCAGTGAAACAGGAACCCCCCGGAGCGAGCCACAGGCCCGCAGGAGGAATCCCGGCCCTTCAGGGCCGGGAGGACGTCAAAAACTGCGATGTCGCCGGGTGTTCAAATGTCGCGACAAAGGTGGCGAGCGCATCGTGAACACCGCCATGGCGGAGCTGATCGCCAACAAACTCACCAACGGCCTACCCCACCCCGGTAACAAAGAAGCCGGCGAGGAGCCGGTGACGATCCGGCTGCCGCTGTTCAAGATGGCGTCGATGCCCGCCGAAATGTATCAGCAGGTTGAGCACACCGTGAAGATGATGTCCGAGGCCATCGTCTATGTGATCGAAACCGACGGCGATTCGGAGATCATCAAAAAGAGGGAACTGCAGGCACTGCGAGATGAACTAGCCCACCTGAAGGGGAACACGTGAGTCACGTCCGCATCACCATCGACGGCAGCATCGTGCTGGACGACAACCTGTCCGATTACCAGGCCCGGCCGCCCGAATTTTTGAAGAAGATCGTTGAACCCAACCAACAACACGACCCGTACATCAAAGCGGTGGGCATCACCCTGGCCGACGCCTTGCTCACCGGGCACGACGTGTCGATCGATGTGCGCACCGACGGCAACAACTGGTCGATGGATGTGTCCCGGTCGCTGGCGATCGCCCTGCCAGGACCGCCCGTCGAAACAACCATTTTTCAGTAACCACAACTCAATAGCACGCCGACCATCCCGGCCGACGCGAAACCTCTGGCTTGGGAAGGGTCAGTGCCATGTCGCCATACGAATTAGATGAGGTCCGCCGCGCCGTTCACAGTGAGCTCGCCGAAATCGAGCAAATCTGTTCATGTCCAGGCAGTTATACGTACTGCAATTGCACGCCACAGGGACTGGTCTACCTAGCCCACAAACCTTACGGACAGGTACTCAGGCGCTTCGCCAAGACTTACCCCGAACAATCGCACTCACAGTCGTCTGAGTGATGCCGAACATTTCTGCCAGATCCTTCTGGATGACGCCACCTTGGGCATAAATCCTGCGGATAGACGCCGCGTCTTCTGCGGAGATTTTGGCGGCTGGATTTACCGAACCTGGCAGGGATACGACGTGGTTACGTCCGCGCATGACCATGTCATGCGCGTTGTCGACATGTGTGCCGGGATAGAGATGGCGCGGATTGCAGCAAGGAGGGTTGTCGCAATGATGACAAATAATCAGTCCATCAGGGATCGAGCCAACAAACAGTTCGTAGGCAACGCGGTGGGCCGGAATCTTTCTATCAACCATCCTAATGGTGCCGTAACCGGCACCGTTGAGCGATCCGGTCCATTCCCAGCATTCAGTCTCAGGTGGAAGCCCCGGCATGAAGTGGTGGAACGTCTCGGCGAGAGTCATGCCAACCGGCCGATAACTGCGTCCGGCTACAGCAGGATAGATGTCGCCGGTTCGGCGGGCACGGCTCCAATGCATCTGACACAAGCCGCGCCCGTAGTGCTTGCGCCCACAGTTGAATACAGAACAAGTTGCCGTTCGATAATCCCGAATAGGAACATCGGCGTGAACGTCGCCGTCATTCTTCAATCGAACGTAGTGACTGTCGCACAGGCCGCGTCCACCGCGTTTACGTTCACATCCGGGGACGCTGCACGTACCATCTGCCATGTCGAACCTCCTAGTCAGGTTTGGCCAAACCCCGGCCCGTGTCCAGCGGGTGCGGGGACTTCATTTTACCAAGCGGTGCCGACGTGAACGCATCCGAAAATGGGTGGTCGCCGGCGAAAGCCAGACCCGACCAGTGCGTGTGGGTCACCGTCCCCGGCACCACTGTGTCGCTGCAATTACTGCAGGGGCAACCCATGGCCATCATGCGGGCGTTCGCCGCAGACTTCAACGCCTACGTTGAACCCTTGCGGGACGCCGACTCCGCGGGCTGGACCCCCACCAACTCAGTGGCCACCTCCAATCATTTGAACGGCACGGCGATGGATCTGAACTGGAACAGCCACCCGTTCCGGATTCTCAACGCCGGGTTCACCTCCAAGCAGATCAACACCATCCGCGACATGCTCGACTTCTACGAAGACACCATCTGGTGGGGCAACGACTGGAACGAACCCCGCGACGCCATGCACTTCCAGATGGGGTACGACAGCTACAACAACCCGCGCACCGCCGATTTCATAGCCCGCAAAATCCGGGCCGACGGCTACTCCACGTTCCGCCGCGATGGTGGCCAGCCGGCACTGTCGAAGTCTGATCGGTATGCGCTGGCCATCATCGGTGAGGGGCAACGCCGCGGCATCACCCCCCGCGGCATACAGATCGCCCTCGCCACCGCACTGGTCGAATCCAACCTCACGATGTACGCGAATTCGTCTGTACCCGAATCATTGGCGCTGCCGCACGACGCGGTCGGATCCGACTACGACAGCCTCGGCCTGTTCCAGCAGCGTTGCCCCATGTGGGGGCCCGCCGACGTCCTCATGGATCCCACGCAATCGGCCGGCCTGTTCTACGACCACCTGGCCCGCCTGGACTACAACGGATCCGGCTCGCCTGGTTCGTACGCGCAAGCGGTGCAACGCAGCGCCTACCCGGACCGCTACGACCAACGATTCGGTGACGCGGTCGCCCTTTATGACCGGCTTTCGACAGCCACTCCTACGGATGAAGGATTCCTGATGGCACTCACCGCAGATCAGCAGCAGCAGATTTATGACGAGATTGTGGGCGGCCGCGCGTCGCGCTCACCGTTGCGTCATGTAGGGGAAGGCACCATTGGTGACGTTGAGGATCTCGTCCTAAATTCAGACGGTTCTATCCATGTACTCGTAACGTATCTGTGCGGAGTAATACTCGGTGATCCTGACGCGATAGCCCTGCTGCGGGAAGTGGCCAACCTCAGCACATCTCGGTATCCTGATCGCCTCCATGACGCTCGACTCGCCCAGTCGATGCTCAACCTGATCGACAAGAACATGACGGCGACGACGGCACCACCGACTGGTGATACCCCCGGCATGATCTCCGTACCTGTCTCCACTCCGCCGCAGGCGATTCCAACACCCATCCCTGCGATCATCCCTCCGCAGCCGGCGCTACCGCCCGCCACTCCGACCGTCCCCGCCAGGACCGTTGAGGGGGGACTGATCGGAATTATCACGGACTTGACGCAACAACTCCGCGCAGTGTCGCAACAGGTCGCAGAAATCACGGAGGGCGTCAAGTGATCAGGTTAGACGAGATGCTTCCAGCTTCTACCACTGCAAATGTCGTCTATCGTGGCTTTCGAGACACCAAACATAGAACCTAGGGTTCTTCGGGACAGTGTGCTTTGTCTGATCGCAATCACTTCGGCCTCAGTGAGTTTGGCTCTGGCGCTTTTTTCCCCAGGCATACCGACTGACGTTCTGTTGCGCTCTCTGGCTTCTCGAAGATTCTCGGCTTGAGTACCGGCATGGAGGTGTGCCGGTTGGACACAGATTCGTCTATCACACGAGTGCAGGACATAGGGTTTGTCGACGCTAATCGGATCAGTTGGGTTATAGATGCGATGGGAAGTCACGTGGGCACCGTGGCTGATGCCGTTTACGGTGAATATCCCGTAACCGTTCGGCCCAAAGACAGCCGCAGTCCAGTCCCAGCATCCATCAGTCAGCGAGTTGGTATGCGGTGGATCACCCGGCATGAACCACGCGAAGGCTTCGGCTTCGGTAAGACCGTATGGTCGCTGAACCGTTCCACCGGCTAGAGGATCCCCGTACTTTCGCCACCTTGTGTAGTGGAGATTGCACCAACCTCTGGCTTCATAAAGTCGGGCGCAGTTGGGGATTGAGCACGTACGCTCGGGCATATCGACACCTTGTTTGTCGGTCATGCTCCCGGCCTGTTTCCGCAGGCGCGGGAGTTCTTTTCATCTCATCCAAGTATAGGTAGGGAGTACGACATGGCCGTATTACAGGGCGCCACCGCCGCCAAAGCCTGGACAGCTGCGGCAGGGGCCGCCGTGCTGACCCTCATCCAGATCCTGCAGTTCGTGTCGCCGTTCCTGCCGGGGCAGTGGTCATGGATCGTGACGGGTGTCATCGGGGTCCTCACCGCCGTGTCGGTGTTCTTCGTCCCCAACGCCCCCGCCACCCCCGCGGCCACCGGCGACACGCCGTGGCCTAAAGACTGACCGTTGCCCCAAACGTTGGGGGAACGACTCTTCAACGCCGGCACCTACCGCCGGGTGGCGTTCGCGCCGTGGCTGTACGCCTTCATCTGGGGTGCCACCCTGCGGATCGGGGTCACCGACCGCTACCCACCCATCCCCTTCATCGCGGGACCCCTGGTCGAACGGGTGTGGACGATCCTGGCTTTGGTGTGCCCACTGCTCGCCTTGGCCGCCTGGTGGCTCATTGATCATTCCAAATGGTCGCGGGCCACCCTCGCCGGGATATGGCTACGGTTGACCGCCGACATCGGGTTAGCCGCCGTGCTGGTCACCTACCACGTGTCGGTTGTCCTCACCCCACGCTCGCCGCCGTCCGAGGCCCGCATCTTCTCCCGCTACCTGTTGGGGGCCATCGTCATGTTCTCGATCATGCTGGTAGCCCGCGATATTTGGGTGATTCGGCGCACCGAAAAAGTGGCTCGGGGTATGCGGCGTGGCTGACGGCGGGTTCACCCTCATCGGGTCGCTGCTCACCGGCGGTTTGGGCGCGGCGATAGGTACCGCCATCACCGCCGTCATCCAAGTCGTCGGCCACAAAAGTGAGTCCCGCGCATCGGCCGCTGATTTGGTGACGCACGCCGCCGGCGGCCTGGCTGAACAGCAGGACCGCATCATCGACCGTTTGACTAAAGAGAACGAGAAGATGCGTAAAGCGGTGTGGATGCTGTCGGATGTGATCGACGAACTACTCCCCAAGGTGGATTTGCCCGCCCCTGACCGGGACCGGTTGAAGAAAGAAGTGCGGGCCGCAGCCTCCATCTAACCCCCCCCTGATCGCCCCCGGCGACTCCTCGTGTCGAGCATTAGTCCCCCCCGGATGCTCCACCAGAGTCGTCGGGGGCCCTACTTTTCGTTTAGGCGACGGCGGCCACAACAAGCAATCGTCGTCGGACACTTGACAGCTGTGACGCCAATGCATCACTGTGGTGCTTATGACAAAGCCCGACCCGGACGAACTGCTCACCGCGACGCAAGTTGGCACCATCGTCAACAGATCCGGCCGAACCGTCATCCGCATGGCTGAGGCCGGCGACATCCCCATCGCTGCGAAACTTCCAGGTCCGAACGGCGCGCACCTCTTCCGGCGCACAGATGCAGAGAAGTTGGGCGCCAAACTCACCGAACGGGCTAGTGCATGAGCGCCGAACTGGTTCACGTTCCCGTTCCGGGTGCTGATGATCTGCTGGCCATCCAAGCCGAAGGCCGCGAATGGGCGGCGTTGAAGCCGATGTGCGAAACCCTCGGAATCGACTTCGCCACCCAGTTGCGCAAACTCCGCAGCAGGTCATGGGCAGTTGTAGGCCAGAGACCTATAACTGCTGCGGACGGTAAG